CTCTACTTCAGCTTTTGTTGGTCTTGTTTTAAACTCTAATGTTAAGTTAATTTTATATGTCATATCACTCCTGCATTTTGTAAACCTATAAAGGTATAGATTATTGTATACATAATTAAAAATTCCATGTTGACCTCCTTTTTATCATAATTGGTAATACCTTTCTGTTTGTGGTTGCATAATATGTAAATTCTTTTTCGCTCTTGTTACTCCAACATAAAACACTCTGTGCTCTGTTGATGGATCTCTTTGATATTCCTTGCTTGCCGCATAAGATATATCTGGAATTAATAAGACATTTTCACACTCACCACCTTTCATAGAATGTATAGTACTTAATTTTATTCTTGGTTTCTTAACATTGTCTCCTCTCTTTAATGCATTTAAAACATAGTTTTGAGTTTGCAATCCTATCTTACCTAATACTTGGTGCCATCTATATTCTTTACCCATTTGCAATCCAACACTTTCTTCAAGTGTTTTTAATCCAATAGTTTGATCAACATCAAATTGTCTAAAAGCTTTTGATGTAGGTCCAAAACCTCTTTTAAAACCTTCTCCAACATTCATATAAGAATATAAATTTCTTAAACTTGTTAAGTTTGCTTCTTTACCTTTACATAAATCTTCCCAAGTAAGTATTGCTTCATACATTTTTTTAGGAATACTAGGGTGATCATGTCTACTATAAATCCATCCTTCATCTTTTAGTTGAGCGGCATAACGATCTAATATTCTATTTGTTCTAGCTAGTATAACCCATTCTCCTTCATGTATAGGAGCATCAGATAAATTATAATGATACGTAACAGAACCCTCTTCATTTTTTGGTTCCCATTTTTTTATCGCTCGACCATCTATTCTTGTTACTATTTGTTGAGCTACTTGCCACACTGCTTTAGGAACTCTATAACTTTGAGTTAAAACTCTTTTTTCTTTAGTTGCTTTTAAAAAACAATTAACATCGGCCCCCTGAAAACTCATAATCGCTTGATCATCATCTCCTGTAAAAATTTGTATGTTTGGATTTTGTCTTAATACATCTACCATCTTCCACTGTAATGTAGAAAGATCTTGAGCCTCATCAACAAATAAAGCTTCTATATCTGGACACTCTCCTTTATTTATAAAATTAGAAATCATATCTGTAAAATCAATTTTATCTTTTCTAGTTTTATAATCTTCGTATGTTTCTACAAACCTAAATAATTCGTTATAATGTAAATCATAATTGCCTTGCTCTTGAAAAACATCTTCTAAAGATATTCTTTTACTTCTTGATAATTGATACATATTTAAATATGCATCACCTTTTTTAAATCCTACCATATCAAAATCATTTTCTGCATCTTTAGACTTAGTAGTAAAATCTAATCCTATTGCCTCTGATATTTTTTTTAAATCAGTTCCTCTTATAACATCATCTACTTTGCAACCTAAAGTGTGAAAAGCCATTGAGTGTAATGTTTGAAAAAAAGGTAAATCATCTTCTTGCATATCATAGTCTTTACAAACTCTTTCTTTGCTTTCAGTTGCGGCTTTCTTTGTAAAAGAAACATTGGCAATCTTAGAAGGATTTATTCCCTTATCAATAAACTTCTTTACTAATTTAGAGTTTGTTTGAGTTTTACCACATCCGGGCGGTCCTAATATTGTTTGTTCAATCAAAACGGTGGCTCCTCATCTTTATCAACTTCTACTTTTGGTAGATCAACTTCTCCTCTTTTAATTTCTGGTATAGACCAAACCCTTACAGTTTGCCATTTGTTTTTATTATCTTTAAATCTATATTGTTTATCTGCTTCAGATCCACCATTTAATTCTTTTAATCTTTCTGTTATTTGACCTCTAGTATAAATATTAAAATTATGTCTCTTTAAAAAATCTTGTAGAGAACTTAATTTAAAATATGTACAGTCTTCATCTGTCCAGGGTTTACCTGTCATTAATTCTTCTGGACTTCTTGCTTGTAATCTAGCCGTGCAAAACATTTCTAATAATTCTTGAAACTGTCCTTTTTGCGTTAACTCTTCTGGAACAGATATTCTTGTAGCATTTGCTAATAAAGCATCTACCATTTCTCTCCAATCTGACTCTTTTAATCTTGCAGGCATTTTATACATTTGTTCCATACATGCTCTTTGAAAGTCTACCTGCATTTGTAATTGTTTTGTAGATAACTCTAACCTATGTCCATCTACATCAACAAACCAAACAGGTGGCTCTGATTCAACTACAGTTAATCCTCCGATAGTAGGCATGGATAAATTTGTACCTACACCAAACTTCATTGTTTTACATAATGATTTATTACAATGACTTTTTAAAGGCTCTTGTTTGCAAGCATAAAAATATTCTTTTTTCTCTAGTTGATTTTGTATCGTTACTATTTCTTTTGCAGGTAACGGTGGAGTACAATGATCGTTGTTATGTTTTTCAAGTAAGTCTTTCCAATTTTCTGGAGAAGCCATTTTATAATACAAACCTATATTTAACATTGTATTATTACGTCCACCTTCTGGTATACCAAACTCTGTTAATTGTCTTAAACAAGGAGGTCCCGATGGTAAAATATTTTTATTTGTTCCTATAACTATGTCTCTTAAATCTTTAATAGTAATTTTATTTTTCTCTGCTTTAGTAATAAAATCTTTTAAAGATACGTCATCTCCTTTATTATTTATTGCATAACGCATTGTGTATTTATAATTAAAGTAAGGAAGATTAATAAAGTTTCCTACATCTCCTCTCTCTACAATTACTTCTTCTTGTTTAGGAAATATTTCACAGTTACCATATCCTAATGCAGAAGCAAATTCTGAAAGTCTGTCTCTTATTTCTGTTGCAGTTATTTTTTCTTTTAAAAAAATATATAAATGTGCACCTCCAGATTTAGATCTACATAATGTAAGAGGTAATTTTAAACTTTTAATTTTCTTTGCTAAATTTTTTAAATCTAAATTGTATTCATCAATATCTAAAACACCAAAACCACATTTATTGTTTTCATCTATAGGTATACTGCCGATACCTCTTTTACCTTCTAAATGTTGTTGTAGTAAATCCAAAGACAACGGCTCTCGGACAATGTAACTTTTAGACATTTGTTTGCCGTGCTTAGTAGAATCTATTAATTCAGTCTGACCGTGTGCTTTAGAAAAACCTTTAAATAATTCGTAAAATCTTTTTGTAAGTGACTCCATAATAAGTATGCCCCCCGAAGGGGGCATTGCTCACAGTTAAAATGGTACGTCGTCTTTATTGGCATCTGTCGGTGGTAAAGCCGTTAACTCACCATCCTTGATACTTGTATGTAACGACTTAGCATCATTATAATACTCTATCTTATCCACCATTTTTTCATGTTCGATAATCCAAGAATACCAAGACCCTTTATCATTTCCCTCTTCTATAGTTTTTAATTTATAGATCTGTGAAAAAGATGGAAGAGTTTTACCATTATGTTTTTGCATCATCATAATACTCATCCATTGTCTTGATTTTTTTAACTGTGTTTTTTTCATGTCCACAATTGCATTCTCAAGAGTTCCATCTTCATGTACTATTTTTACATAGTGTTGAGCAGTTCTTACTAACTCATTACCATTTTCTAATAGTTCCATACCCGTCTCTTTATCTCTTTGAGCTTTTTTTACTTCGTCTGATGATCCAGATAATTCTCCTACAAAACCACCACCTTGTGTACGAGGTACAAACTCTAAAAGTTTTTGTTGAAAGTATGTTGGTATAACAAGTATACCTTCATCTGCACTCCAAAACTTTTTTGTTACAGTGTTAAAAATATCTCCTTGTCCTGCACCTTTTATAAAAGCAGAATCCGTTTTTTTAATTTGTGGACTCATAGCTTGTATTACTCTTATAAATGGTATTTGAACATCTGAAGACGATACTTCTTCAAAACCACCCCCAGAGTCTTTTGCCATTTCCTCTAGGATACTCACTTCTTTATTATTAACTTTACTCATCTTTACCTCCTTTAATTTTAGCGACTTGACCAACATGTGCTTTAAATAATTCTAAGTCTATTTTTTGATTATTCTCAACACGTTCACGAACCAATTTCTTTAATGTAGATGGTTCTACCCACACACGTGCAGTAGTATCCATACCTTTATCATCAAGTTCAGATTGTACTGATCGTGCCATATTGTCTTCATTAATTCCAAAATTAACCATTACTTGGTTCTTAATGAAATCAGAAGCACCTATATCACGAAGATGTGACATAGCTTGTTCCCTTTGAATAGGATCTTTAGGCATCGTTGCACTTACAAAAGTAGAAAGTGAAACGGCATTACCATTTACTTCAACTTTATCCATACCCATTTCTCCCATTTTTGCAGGAATTAAATCAAACATATAAGATTGCTTTTTCTGTTTAAGAGTTTTTAACTCTTCTTCTAAAACATCTATCTGCTTGTTTAGGTTTGTGGCTTGGCGAATCAAATCACTTAGATCTTTACCACCTTCGGTAGATAAGTCTTTAAATTTGTCTGCATCTGCTTCTACCTCTTTCCATATTTCGTTATTCATAATAACATACCTCCTTGTCAGGTTTATTGTTGATAATCTCCAATGCCTCCACGAAAGGAAAGTTTGACGGGATAGTACATTTTTTCTATTCTATCCCACTTCAAAACAGTAACCTTTCCGTCATTGATATCACTGGCAACAGTAACGGCAACTCCAATCAGTGCAGGATCTCCAATTAATAATAAGAAGTCTTTATCAGAAAAGTTTTTAAGTTTTCTCTTAAATAAACTTATTATTCGCCCTGGACTTAGATGTAGTTGTTCTGATGGATTTGCTAATGGTAAAAGTTCACCGTACTTAGTAGCAGATAAAATATCTACTCTTGGATTTTCTTGTACCACGTATACTATTGACATAATGTATCCTTTCTGCTCTTAAACTATGGTCTACAATTAAGTAGACCACAATCATTGGAGTCACACGTAAAATTACGTATACATAAAACTATTCTATAAAATAAATAATGTCAACACTTGACTGTGATATTCCATAATGTACTATGATGGTATATTATGTACAAATTTAAGACACAACCTTTTAAGCATCAAGAAGATGTATTAAAAATATCTTGGAACCAATCTGTATGGGCATACTTTATGGAGATGGGTACAGGTAAATCTAAAGTGTGTATTGATAATGTAGGTATTTTATTTGAGAAAAATGAGATAGATACTTTTGTAGTTATTGCTCCAAAAGGAGTTTACAGAAACTGGTCTAATATAGAGATACCTGTGCATTTACCAGATCATATAGAAAAAGAAATTTGTGTATGGCGGCCCTCGCCAAATAAAAAAGAAAAACAATTGTTATTATCTTTACTAAAAGAAAAAGTTCCGGGCGTTCTAAGAATTTTTGTAATGAATGTAGAAGCTTTGTCCACTGCCAAGGGAACATCGTACTTAGCCGCTTTATTAAAAAAATCGGTAACATTATTAGCTATTGACGAATCGACTGCTATAAAAAACCCTAAAGCAAAAAGAACAAAGACGATTATAAAGATAAGTCGTGGAGCAAAATATAAGCGAATCTTAACGGGTTCTCCTGTTACACAATCGCCATTAGATTTATGGGCGCAGTGTAATTTTTTAAGTCCTACCTTATTAGGAGAAACGGGAGATAACTTTTTTCAATACCAATATCGTTTTGCTATTATGAAAAAAACAACGGTTGGTGCTAACTCATTTAATATGGTAGTAGGTTATAAAAACTTAGATAAATTAAATGAATTACTTAAAAACTTTTCTTCTCGTATTATGAAAGAAGAGTGCCTGGACTTGCCTGATAAAGTTTATATTACAAGATCTGTTCAATTAACTGATGACCAGGAAAGAATATATTCAGAAATAAAAAACTTTGCTTTAGCTCAAATTAATGATGAAGAGTTTATGACTGCTCCAAATATTATGACGCAGTTAGTTCGCTTGCAACAAGTGTTATCGGGTCATACAAAAACAGATGAAGGAAATACTATAGAGATTAAAGATAACCGTTTGCCAGAACTTATTAATTGTATAGATGATATGTCGGGCAAAGTAATTATATGGTCAAGATTTCGTTATGATATAAAAAGAATTTACGACACACTTACTAAGACTTACGGTTCCAGGTCCACGGTTACTTACTATGGTGACACTTCTGATGAGGATAGAAAACAAGCAATAGAACATTTTCAAAATGGAGATGCTAGGTTTTTTATTGGAAACCCTCAAACAGGTGGACATGGAATAACATTAACGGCGGCTAACAACGTTGTTTATTTTGCGAATAGTTTTGACTTAGCTCTTCGCATGCAGTCAGAAGATCGTTGCCACCGTATAGGTCAAAAGAAGAAAGTTACCTATGTAGATTTAATTGCAGAAAAAACAATTGATGAAAAGATTGTTAAAGCATTGGTAAACAAAAGAAAGATCGCTAGTTTAGTTATGGGCGATGAATTAAAACAATGGCTAACATAAAAGGAGAAAAATATGCCAGATATAACAAAGTATAAAAGTGTAGCAGTATCAATTGATACATGGAAAAAATTAAAAAGGTTGGAGAAAAAAACACATCGTTCTCCTGCAAAACAAATATCTTTTTTAGTTGAGATTGCTAGTGTAGTGCCATCAGAAAAAGAATTAATAAAACAAGAAATTATTAATTCTAAAGATGATTACGAAAGAAAAGATGACGCAACTAAAAAAGAAATAGAAAAAAATTTAAACTTAGGAAAATTAAATTGGAGTAAAAGAAAATGAGTGAACAAAAAGCGCAAGAGTTTTATTTAGAGTTGTCTGAAATGTTTGATGACAATAAATGTTTAGAGCATGAAAAGATTATAGCTTTAATTCGGGTGGCTCTAGAAAAAGGAGGACAAGGAGAAATGGGTGTCTTTAAAGTATGTGATGTTTTAGCAAAAGTTAGAAGCACTACATTAAAAATGATAGCAGGTAAAAAAGCTAGTTTTGATACAATACTAGAAGACTTTGCTCCTGAAAAAAGCAATAAAACTTTACATTAGATAATGTAGATGGTATTTAATGCTTATGGTAAATACACACTGTAAGTCGGTATTAAGATCTCATTGGGCAGACATTTTGTGTGAATTAAGAAAAAAAACTAAAATGTCTCGGGAAGAATTATCTTTTGAATCAGGTGTCGGAGTTAGCACCATAGAAAACTATGAGCGAATGAAAATATCAGAACCATCTATTTACAAAATGGAATTACTTCTCCGGGCTATGGGTTATGAGCTTGATGCCATCTTTATAGATAATAACTCTTCAAATTAACTTATCTCTTTTTTTTCTTTTTTATCTTTAATTGAACTTTATATACAATGTCTGGTGGCGCCATAAAATAATTAAAACCACTATGCTCAAATATCATAATGGTTTTTTGCTTACTTAGTCCCCACTTAAAAGGTTTTGCGTTATCTTGAATAAGAAGTTTAAAAAAATTATAATCTTTTGGATTATCTTTTTCAGAAAAATACCAGATGTTTTCTACATCTAAAACCATAGCATAAGGATTTGACTTGTGATCAATTGTCCACTTTATGTGTTTGTCAAACTCTACTATCTTTTTTAGATCCATTCTCTGCCTCAATAATTGCTAAACCTATTTTTTCGATGATCTGAGGGACGACCGTGTTTCCCAAGGCACGGAGTCTAGGTACCCGATTGGGTACCCCATAAGCCACTCGACCCACGTTGGGTTCAGAGTCCCACCAACTGCTCCTGCCAATTTTCCTTTTTTCTTTGCTTTTTCGTAATTCGTGTTCTGTCCTCGATCCTTGTAATCCCTTGCCTTTGGTGTCGGAAACATTTGCACCGTGTCTGCTAGACTTAGACTGTGTGTGTTCTTGCCGTCCTTGGATATTCGTCTTCCCGTTTTTGTTAACTCTATGTTTTTGTGTTCTGTTTCTTGAGTCGTCGGTGTCGGAAACATCCATTCTTTCATTCTGGGTGGACGAAGGGTTGTCCCGTTCATCATTTTTCTTGCTTCTTCCTCGGTCAACTGACCCTGCTCCACTTTTCTTCTCATTATCATTGTCATTCCCTCGGACGCATGACCGTATCCTTTTGTCGTCGGGGTTGGCCACATCTCCTGATGCACTACTTGTTCCCTCAGATTCCCAGAGCGAGATCTGTTTTTTCTGTTCTTTTGATTGGTAGAACATTTCTCTTTCTCTCTCGGAGGCAAATGATCCATCGTGTTCGGTGTCGCCCAAGTGTCCGATGATCCAGAGCCTTTGCCTTTGGTGGGGGGCGCCGACCGATGAAGCTTGAATATTAAACGTCCTTGTGGAGTAGCCTTCACTCTCCAAGTCATGTAATACTTCGTCCAAGCCCAATTTGACGAGTCCATTAACGTTTTCTCCAATAACCCAAGTGGGTCGGTGCTCTTTGATAAGTCTAAACATTTCTGGCCAGAGGTGTCTAGGATCGTCTTGCGCTCTCTGATCTCCTGCGACTGAATAAGGTTGGCAGGGGAATCCTCCACAAATAACATCGGGAGTTGTTCGGGTTGTTTCTTTTGTGACATTTTTTATATCTCCTAATATCGGGACTTCGGGAAAATGATGTTTCAATACTGCCTGACAATACTCATCATTCTCCACAAAAGCTATGGTTTCAAAATGACCTGTTGATTCTAGTCCAAGTGAAAATCCACCTATACCAGAAAAAAGATCTAAAACTTTTAGTTTTTTTATCATCTTTTATGTTCCATACATGGGAAAGTTATATTTTTTTCTTATTCTAGTTGCAGTCTTTGAACTCATAAACTGTTCGCCCTTTAATATCTGCAATACAAACGTATAAGATAAATCCACTTCCCAAGTAAGTTGTGTAATAGTTAATCCTTTGTCTTTAGCTATCTGATACAACATCTTACTATGGGGGGTCGGGACATTCTTATAGTCATCTAAGTTTACTGCTTTTTTACCCATTTTTAATTCTGTCCAATGCTTTTATTAAACTACTTTTAGAAATAAACTCGTCGTGCATAATGTGTCTTTCTAAAATATCAATCGCATTAGACCAAGTAATTAGTTCGGGTTTTTGTTCTTCGGGTTTTTGTTCTGCTTTATTATTCATAATTTCCTCCTATATAATTATCAAATTCTTCTTTTTTAAACTTTCGCGGCACATCGTGGATTCGCCAATCTACCCCTTGCCACCCTAAAGATTGTTCTACACCTTGTAAAAATGCTTTTCTCTCTTCTAATGTTTTAAAACTGTAGACGGCTAAATCTGTTTCAGGACCGGGATTCTCTCCCCATAAAATAGTTACATGAAACTTACTCATTTATTTCTCCTATTTTTCATTGGACGATATTCCAGATCTTCCATTGTATTTAACATATTAACTAGATCCTCTAATGCTTTTTGTCCTCTCTTGGTTAATAGTTCGTGATCTTTAAAAACTTTTAAAATAAGATTTTTTAATTGATCTACTTCATACATCTCAAAATAATTTCCTAAATTTTTATGATCCTCTGTTAAAGCTTTTTTTTGATATCCTATGAAAGCCATTGTTTTCTCCTTTCTCTAAAAATAGTTTTTTATAACACTTATGACAATAATATTTTTCATGCTCTAAAACATCTGCTCTAAAAACACAGATACTGCATTTATGTACAGATGTTCTCCAAGCATCATCAAAAAGTCCCATAATACTTCTCCCTAAAATACTCCTGCAAATTCATTTGCTTCACCTACATAATTACCAGAAATATGTAAATCGGGAAACATTTGTTTTAACTTATCAATTACGGGAACGGGTGGCGACCAAGCAGTATTAAAAGTTATAGATATAAATTCATAATATTCTTTATCTATATCAATGGTACAATGACAACTGTTCCACTTGGTGTCCCAATTTTCAATACACCAATCATACCAATTCGGGATACCTTTCTTTTCACATCTTTTTCTATCCTCATCAGAAAGATTTCCCCTAAACATATTCTTCGGGGGTGGTACTATCTTTTCAAAATCAAGTATCTGTCTTTTTGTACCATCGTCATACTTTTCTATTTTCGTAACCTTTTTTAAAAAGTCATCAACACTTTTTCTCCTTTCTTTTGTATCTTCTGACACATTATGAAATTTTATTTCTAATTCGTTTCTAGTCCAATTTGGCATTACTTTCTCCTTTTTTAATTAAGTTCCAATATTTATATTCTATATCTTTTAGTCTAAGACACTCTGTTTCAAGATCATCAATACTATTTCCCCCTAACCCTTCATCGGGATTAGTGGTATGTCTTTTGAAATCTGAAATTCTATCCGTGCCATTATCTCCTAATACTGCCTCAAATATTCTCTCAAGACCTTCCTCTAACATTTGTTCATACTTCATTTTAAGTTCTCCTTTCCTCTTGTTATTTCATAATCTGAATTACTTAAATCATTTCCGTGATAAGTCACAAGTGCA